ATGAAAAAACTGACATCGTTTTTGTTCGCGCTGTCGCTCTCCTTCGCCGGCGCGGCCGGTGCCGCGCCCATCGCTGCCGGCAAGCAGCGTTTCCTGGGGTGCGCCTATAGCGCGCCGGAGGCGCAGGATTTCGCCAAGTACTGGAACAAGGTCACGCCCGAAAACGCCGGGAAATGGGGCAGCGTGGAGGCGGTTCGCGGCCGGATGGACTGGAGGGCTCTCGACGAGGCGTACAACTTCGCAAAGAAGAACCACATGCCTTTCCAGTTCCACCAACTGGTGTGGGGCAGCCAACAACCAACCTGGGTGCGGACGTTGCCGCCTGCAGAGCAACGTGCCGCAATCGAGCATTGGTTCGCCTCGGTAGCGCAGCGCTACCCCGACATCGACTTCGTGGAAGTGGCCAACGAGATACTGCCGGGCCACAACCAGCCCGACGGCAGGTATCCCGACAGCGGCAATTACATGCAGGCGCTGGGTGGCGCAGGCACTTCCGGCTGGGACTGGGTCCTGCAGGCGTTCCGGCTGGCGCGGCATTACTTTCCCCGTGCCAAACTGATGATCAATGACTTCGGCATCACCGGCAACGCCAATGCCACCCGCCAGTACCTCCGGATCATTCAGCTGTTGCAGCGCGAGCATCTGATCGATGCGATCGGCCTGCAGGAACATGCCTTTGAAACCGCTTACGCGCCCATGTCGCTGCAGCGCTCCAACCTCGACATCCTGGCGTCCACAGGCTTGCCGATCTACGTCACCGAGTTCGATCTGGATGGGCCGACCGATGCCCAACAGTTGGCCGGCTACCAACGCGTGTTCCCGATGTTCTGGGAGCACCCGGGCGTGCGCGGCGTGACTCTGTGGGGCTTCCGGCCTGGCCTGTGGCGCGACGCCGAAGGCGCCTACCTGGTCCGGGAGAACGGCATGGAGCGCCCGGCGCTGACGTGGCTGCGCAACTACGTGGCGAGCAGGCCGTGACGGGCCGGTGAGTGGGGCATGGGCCTGGGAGTGCCGAAGGATTCAACGTGGTGTTTGAATCCGTGCGCAGGGTCAGATCTTCCGTCCGTTCCAGATCCAGATGACTTTGCCCAGGACTTCCACCGCGTGCTTGCCTTCCAGTACATCCACCGTCTTCACGGTGGGGTTGTCGCTGCTGATCTCGTAGGCCCCGTCCAGCCGCTGGCGCACGCGCTTGATGAAGAGGCGGTTCTGGGCTCCCAGGACATACACGCCGTCCACTTCTACCGTGCGTACGCCTGCGTCCACCAGCAGTACGTCACCGTCCAGGAACGTGGGTTCCATGGAATCCCCATAGGCATGGATGAAGCGGAGGTTCTCGGGGGTGCTGAGGCCGCGCAGCGTCCTGCCGATCCATGTGGGGGAGAGCGTGAGACGGCCCACCATCACATCCTCGTGCGCCATTTCGCTGCCTGCACCCATGGATGCTGCATTCGCCAGCTGCGGCACGGTCACGCTGCCCGATGTGGACACTGCGGCGGGCTGGCTCGGCTTGCGGTGCGCCGGGGCGGCGTGCCTGTCGCCGGTCAGCAACCACGCTGCGGAGCAGCCGATGAGTTCTTCCGCCTTCAGGGCGCCGGCCTTGGAAACGCCCCGCATCTCCCAGTTCTTGATGTTCTGGGGGGACTCTCCCAGCAGGCGTGCGACGGCGGACTGGCCGGTCACGTCCTTGATCTCGGAGGCGGCCTGGTAGAGGCGTAAGGCGCTTTCGTGCATGGCGCCATTGTCCATCGATTAAACAAAATGTTGTTAAACAAATTGTTTGACTCTTGTTTAAACATGGTGTTAAATACAGGCATGGATCGAGACACCGGGGCTGCGGCCCTGCACAGGTGCTCCCGGTCCGCCCGAAGCCCCCTTACCTCTGAAGGAACACCATGTACCGCAACGATTCCCGCACCGTCCAGGAAGCCTACAGCACCGCCGGCAACTCCTCCAACCTCCGTCTTTGCGTGCGCGAGGGGGCGTCCCGGTCGGATGCGGACCTCCTGGTGGCTGCCGGCTGGAGCCGCTCCCGCGTCGGAGGCGCGCTGCTGCGGCTGCATTCGGAATACGACGGGGCCGACCATTCGGGCATGCCGCGGTCCGACATGCTCCATGCTTCGCCCAAGGACCGGTCGCAAGACGTGGAGCAACGCCTCGCGCTCCGGCATGCCCAGGTGCTCGCCCGGCTGAAGACGCTGCCGCAAGTGCGCGAGCAACTGGCCGCGCAGGCGACTCGCTGGCGCATCGATGCGCCGCATTCCGTGGCTACCGCAGTGCTGTATTGGTGGTTGCAGCCGACGTGTTCGGCGTGCGAAGGCCGCAAGTTCGAGTCCGTGCCGGGTACGGCGCGGCTTTCATGCAGGGCATGCAAGGCGTGCGCAGGCACGGGCCTTTCCCGCGTGCCGCATGGCGAGGCGGGTCGCCGCATGGCCAATTTCATCGACGACTGCGTGCACCGGGCACGCCAATCCATCGGAAATCGCTTGCATTCCATCAGAAGCTGAATTAGAATTGCACCAGTCGATTGCAGAGGAGAATTATCCTCTTGCCCGACGCCTCTTCGCCGAACGCCCGCAGCAACTTTCAGGCCTCTGGTCTGGGTGGTTTGCGGTAGATCCTGAGGAAGGCGCACGTCCTTTTTTTGAAGCCCGCAGTGTTGTTGCCCTGCGGGCTTTTTCGTTCGCCACTAAAAAAGCCCGCGCAGCGTTTGCTGTCGCGGGTTTTTTTCATCGGAAGGTTCGCCATGCGAGGCATGAGATGCGCCCGTTGCAGCCCCGCGTGCTGTGCGTGCTTGCGCGTCCGAGTATCCAGGTGCCTGTACTGCGGCGCCTCATGACATGCGGATTGCCGGCTCCGGCCCTGGCGTAAGCATCCCCGGTCGTCTCCCTCCGGGCAGCCGCAGAGCCGGCCAGGTTTCTCTTTTCGCGCAGTTCATCCACTTCCGGCCTCACGGCCATCTTCGCCCGACAGGGCATCCACCCGCCCGCGCAAGCGGGCTTTTTTCATTGAAAGGCCCAACATGGCTGTCTCCCTTCCCGACGGTGCAACCGTCGCCATCGCAACCGGCTACGGCACCGCCAAGGCCGTCACCGCCATCTCCAACGCAGCACCCGGCGTGGCCACCAGCACGGCGCACGGGCTGGCCAACGGCGCGTTCTTCGAGCTGAAGTCCGGCTGGCAGAAGATCAGCGAGCGGATCTTCAAGGCCGCCAATGTCGCAGCGAATGCGCTGGAAATCGCCGGCTCCGATACGGCCGACGTGAACCGCTTCCCGGCGGGCTCGTCCGCCGGTTCGCTGCGCGAGATCCTGGCCTGGACCCAGATCCCGCAGATCCTGGAGTTCACCACCAACGGCGGCGACCAGCAGTTCGCGAACTTCTCGTTCCTCGAGGAGGACTACGAACGCCAGCTGCCCACGGTCACCGGCGCGCAGTCCATCCAGATCGGCATCGGCGACGACCCCACGCTGCCTGGCTACCAGGCGCTCAAGGCCGCAGGCGAGTCGCGCGCGATCCGTGCAGTGAAGGTCGCGCTGCCCAACGGCTCGGTGATCCTCTACAACGGCTACGTGTCGTTCAACGAGACCCCCACCCTGACCAAGGGCCAGGTGATGCAGGTGCGCGCCACCATCTCCCTGCAGGGCCGGCCGGTCCGCTATACGGCCTGATCCAGGCCGCTGCCCCAAGGCCCTGCGGGGCCTTTTTTCATGCCCCGCCGAACGTATGCGGCGAGGGCCTTTTTTCCTTCTCCTGAAAGCACAACATCATGGCAAAAATCGTTCTGGGCAAGCGTCCCGAAACGTTCAAGCGCAAGGTTTCCTTCCCGATGCTCGATGGCAGCACGGGAGTGATCCACTGCGAGTTCTTCTACCGCACGAAATCCGAATTCGGCCAACTCGTCGATGAGATCACGGAGGCCGCGGCCATGCCCGTGTCAGGCAGCCCCGGCACGATCAGCGACATCCTCGGCAACGCCGTGCGCAAGAACGGCGACTACCTCCTGAAGATCGTGAAGGCCTGGGATCTGGAAGACGTGGAGGTCAACGCGGAAAACGCGACGCGGCTTGCTGACGAGATTCCCGGCGGTGCCACTGCGATCTTCGATGCCTATCGCGAAGGCTGCGTCGAGGGCAAGCTGGGAAACTGACCCGCATCGCGCGCGCCATGTACGAGCCCCCGGCCAGCGACGCCGAACTGGCCGCATGGGGGCTGGAGCGCAGCGATTACGCGGAGACAGCCACTGAAGTGTGGCCGGAGAACTGGCCTGTCTATGTGCTGTGGTCGCGCATCTGCAACCAGTGGCGCGTGGGCATGGCCGGGGCCGTCGCGCTGGACTACGGCGTGCTGTTCCATGAGCTGGACCGCGCCGGCCTGGATCCCGACACATACGACGAGCGCTTCCGCGACATCCAGGTGATCGAGTCCGAAGCGCTCACGGTCTTTGCCGAGAGGGCGGAGAAGGAGCGGGCGCGCTTTGGCGGGGCGGCATGAATTGCTGCGCCCGCATGCGTGGCTTGCCTCCGCCACCCGTTCCCGCACAGGTCCCGCCCTTTGGCGGGCTTTCATTTTCCAGGCCGCCCGGCTGCATGCCGCGCGGCCTTTTTTTACATGGGCAGGAGCTATGTCCGACAACACAGTGCAGGGCACACTTCAACAGGATGCAGCGCAGGCACTGCAGGCCCTCGCCAGCATGGAGGCCGGAGTCCGCGGCATGATCGAACGCCTGCTTCAATCGGAGCAGGCACTGCGTGGTGGCGGCGCGGCGATGGAGACCTACGGGTCATCGGTGGCTCAGGCATCGGCGGCCATGCAGGTGCTGCCCGTGCAACTGGCAGCCATGGCCGCCGGCCTGATTGCGGGACAGGAGCCGATCGCGCTCCTGTCGGAGCAGGCGGTGAAGCTGGCGGAGGCCTTTGGCGGCATTGCTCCGGCAGCTGCGGCCGTAGGGGAAGCCGTCGCGACGATGGTGAATCCGTTCACTGCGGCCGCCGCCACGGCAGTCGTTCTGACGGTGGCCTACCAGCAAGGGAAACAGGAAGCGGACGCTTATGCGCGCGCGATCGCCTTGTCGGGCAATGCAGCAGGCCTGACCGTTTCGCAAATGCAGGATGCCGCCAGCGCCGTCTCGCAGACCGTGGGCACGCAGCACGAGGCTGCGCGGGTGATCGCGCTGCTCGGCGAGTCGGGCCAGGTGGCGGCAGAGGACCTGCAGCGCTTCACCGAAACGGCGCTGCGCATGGAGCGTGATGTCGGCGTGGCGGTGGCGGATACCGTGAAGGCCTACGTCGAACTGGGCGAAAAGCCGGTGGAGGCTTCGCGCAGGCTCAATGAGCGCCACAACTACCTCACTGCCGCGGTGTACGACCAGATCAAGGCGCTGCAGGAGCAGGGCCGGGCTTCGGAGGCTGCCGCCCTGGCGCAAGGTGCATACGAGCGGGCCATGGCCGGTGTGGCCGACACGATGCGCGACCGCCTGGGCTACCTGGAGCGCGCATGGCTCGGCCTTGGTTCGACCGCCAAGGGTGTCTGGGACCAGATATTGGGTATCGGCCGGCCCGCTTCGATTTCCGAGCAGATCGCCGGGGTGCAGGCGCAGATCGAGCATTTGCAGCAACGCAACCAATCCATCGGCATCAAGGACGGCAAGCAGACCAGGGACTTGCAGGACAAGCTGGCTCTTCTTCAGGAGCAGCAACGGATGGAAATGCGTGCTGCCGAGTCGCGGGCTGAGATTGCCAAGGCAGAGAGGGCTGCGATCGAAGTCAGCGACAGAGCCGGCGAGGAAAAGAAGCGCAATGCATCCTCTTCCCCGCATTGCCCATCACCGGTGGCCGTCGCCAGAACGGAGCGCGACTGCTGCATGGGCAAAACGGCCGACAACTCCGCGGGCGCAGGGCGGAACATGGCTGCCGTAAGCAATACGGCAGGCCCCGGACTCGCTGCGAGCGCAGACATCGCTGGTGGCAGTGCCGGCAAAGAGCGCAACGAGGAACTCGAGAAGGCCCGCCGCGCATACGCCGCGCTCATCGACGAGGCTGGCAGAACCGCCAAGGCCATCGAGCAGCAGGCATCCGAGCTGGAGGCCTCCAATGCGCTGTGGGGCAAGGGAAAGGTCGAGATCGAGGAATACCGGCTTTCGCTCATCAAGGCAAAGATCACGGAACTGGAGTCTGGTAGCGACTCCAGCTATGACCCCGCCTATGTGGAGAAGCTGCGCGAGCAGGCCGCAGCCCAGGAGCGGAAGATCAACCAGACCCGCATCGCGGAGCACAACGTGCTCCAGAAGCAGGCCGACGACATGCTCCGTTCGGCCGAAGCGAGCGTCGCCGCGGCCGAGCAGGAAGCCAGCCTGGCGTCGTTGACGGCGGTCGAGCGGGCCAAGATCGTCGCGCAGCGCCAGATCGAGGCGAAGTACGCGGAGAAGCTGGCCGAGGTTGACCGAAGCAACGATCAGGATAAAGCGAAGGTGCGCGAAACCCTGGAGGAGGCCAAGCGCAAGGAAACCGAGGCGGCCGTGGCCAAGGTCGTGCGCGATGATTGGGCGAAGACGGCGGACCAGATCCAGCAGTCGCTGACCGATGCCCTGTTCAAGGGGTTCGAGAGTGGCAAGGATTTCGGCCGGCACCTGAGGGATGCGTTGAAGAATATGTTCAACACATTGGTGTTGAGGCCTGTGATCAGCGCGATCGTGGCGCCGGTCTCAGGCATGCTATCGAGCGTCACCAACGGACTGTTTGGTAGCGGAAACGGTACGGCAGGTGTTGCCGGTGCAGGAAACGTGATCGAGGCGGGCATGGGCCTTTACAACCTCGTGAGCGGGGGGCTCAACGTTGCCAGCAGCACGGGCGGCAAGATCGTCACGTCGGACCTTCTGAGCCGGTATGGCAGCGAGGCTGTACAGGAAATGTTCGGCCAGTTCGGTGCGGGCATGATGAATACCTCCTCATGGGGCGGATTCATGGGTGCCTTCGAGGCGGGCGGAGCCCAGCTTGCTGGTGTGATTGCAGGATCTGTCATCAACGGCTTTTCTGGCTATGGCATCAGCCGCCTCATATCGGGCGGCTACCAGGTCAACAAGTACGTGGACATGATCGGAGGCATCGCTTCGATGATTCCGGGGATAGGTCCGATCGCTGGCGTGATCAGCGGAGCCGTCAACCGGCTGTTCGGGCGCAAGCTCAAGGACCAGGGCATCGAAGGCGAATTCGGCGGAGAGGCGGGGTTCACGGGGCGTACCTACCAGTTCTACAAGGGAGGCTATTTCCGCTCCAACAAGACCAAGTACGGCACCCTGGACGAGGATCTGCGCAAAGGCTTGGCTGACCAGTTCGATGCCATGCGCTTGAGCACCGCAGCCATGGCCAATGTCCTGGGCCTGGGGACCACGGCCATCGATCAATTCACGGCGTCCATCAAGGTCAGCTTCAACGGGCTGAGCGCTGACGAGATCCAGAAGAAGTTGAAGGAGGAGTTCGATAAGGTCGCGGAGTCACTGGCCTCCACTACTTTGGGTACGACGGAATACACACGGGCGGGAGAGACGGCCGTAGGGGCGTTGACGCGCCTGTCGGGCAGTCTGGTGGCTGTGAATGGTGTCTTTGAAAGCCTGGGCACGACTTTGTATGCGTCCAGCCTTGCCGGTGCCGACATGGCCAGCAAGCTCATTGATCTTTTCGGTGGCTCCAGCGGATTCAGCACGGCGACAAGCTCGTACTTCCAGAAGTTCTACAGCCCGGAGGAGCAGAGAAACGCGTCAAGGAAGCAGCTGGAAAAGCAACTTGATACCCTGAAGCTGAAACTGCCTGATGTCGATGCTTCGGATGCCCGCAGGCAGTACCGTGCTCTGGTGGATGCGCAAGACCTTACGACCGACTCCGGCCGCAAGGCTTACGCGATGCTGGTGCAACTCGCTGGCGCGTTTGATGCCGTCGCAGTCTCTGCCGAGGAAGTCCAGAGAAAGACCGACACGCGTCGTGATCTGGAGCAACGTCTGTTGGCAGCCCAGGGCGATGAGCGGGGTGTGCTGGACATGCGACGGAAGCAGGAGTACGACGCGCTCTACAAGCTGGACCCCGAGTTGGCCAAGCTGGTCACGCGCATCTACGAACTGGAAGACGCTGCCACCGCGGCGGCGGCCGCAGCAGCCATCGCGGACAAGCGGTTCGATCTCGAACAGCGCCTCCTGTCCGCACAGGGGCGAGACCGGGAGGCGCTGGACATGCGCCGCAAGCAAGAGTACGACGCGCTGTGGAAACTCAACCCGGAGCTGGCCAGGATGGCCGAGCATATCTGGGAACTGGAGGATGCGGCCGAAGCCGTCAACCGCGCGCAGCAGAACCGCGAGGACGCCTACGGTCGCCTGCAAAACGCCGCCACGCTGGAAAGCGAACGCCTCAATGCGCAACTGGAGTCCATCGACGCCCAGCGCAAGGCCATCGACACCCAGCGCGAACTGGCGCAGGAGTCGCTGTCGCTCGTCACAGGCGTGTTCGAGCTCGTGCGCAGCAATGCCCGCGAGCTGTATGGGCAGGTCGGCGCCACCGCCACCATGCAGGCAGCGCGTGGATGGGCCTTCGTGGAGCAGTCGCTGGCGACGGCCCGCTCCACGGGTTATCTGCCTGACCAGGCATTGCTGCAGGAGGCCATCGGTGCGGCGCGCAGCGGCCTGGAGCCGGGCAACTACGCCACGCAGTTCGAGCTGGACCGCGACCGGCTGGGCCTGGCCGGCACGCTGTCGCAACTGGAGGCCATCAGCGGAGGGCAGAAGAGCGTCGCCGAGCAGCAGCTCGCGGCGCTGAAGGGGCAGTCCGAAGCCCTCGATGCGCAGACCGATGCGATCAACCGGCAACTCAAGGCCCAGCAGGAAATGCTGGACTACTGGCGCCGGCAGATCGACATCGCGAACGGGACCTTCGATGCCACGTTGAGCGTTGCTGCAGCGATCGACAAGTTGCGCTCCGTGCTGGGCAAGGGCGGTGGCGAAGGCGCCTCTGCATCGCCTCCTGCTTCGGGCTCGGGCAGCGGCGGGGCCGTGTGGGGCGGCTCCAGTGGGGGCAACGCTGATGGCGGTGGCGCTGCAGCGACGCAGGCCAGGTACCGGCGCCTCCTATACCTGGGTACGGCAGGCATCGGGTACGAGCCGGTCATCGACCAAGCCCTGATCGCGCGGCTCGACAAGCTGTCCCCGCTGTACCACTCGTTCGACGGAACGGGCGACCTGGTCGGGTTGCTCAAGGCGATCAAGGGAGCTGGTGGAACGCTGGACGACCTCTCGATCCTGAGCGGCTACTGGGTGTCGGACTGGGTGAAGGCCGCCGCGTCGGTGGGGTTCCCGGCCTTCGACCAGGGGACGAACTATGTCCCGCACGACACCCCGGCCATCGTCCACAAGGGCGAGCGGATCATCCCGGCCGCCGACAACCGGGCGCTGATGGCCTCCATCGATCGCAGTGAGCAAAGCGGTGCATCCGCGCTGCTCGCTGAAGTGCAGGCCCTGCGCGAGGACAGCCGCCAGCAGGCGGGAGAAACCGCGCGCCTCAACGCCCGCGTGGCGAAGGTGCTGGAGCGGTGGGACGGAGACGGCATGCCGCAGCAAAGACAGGAGGAAATCGCATGAGCAAGCAGACATTGACCGTGGTGCGGCCTCTGGTGGTCACGCCGGCCATGCTGGTGGGCAGCAACGTGCCGGAGTCCGATCATCCACCCTGGTCGGCGGGAACGACCTATGCCAAGGGCGCGCGCGTCGTCCAGGCCACCGTGCACAAGGTGTACCAGAGCACGCAGGACGGCAACGTGGGCAAGGACCCCGCGACGGATCCGTCCGGCGCCTGGGTGGAAGTGGGAGCGACGAACCGCTGGAAGGCCTTCGACCGGTCGGTGAGTTCGCAGACCACGCAAGCCTCCAGCATCCAGTACCGGCTGCGGCCCGGGCAGGCCGTCACGTCGATGGCGGCCCTGCACATCACCGGGGCGATACGCCTGCGCGTGCGCATGGTCGATCCGGCCTACGGCACGGTGTACGACCGCACCGAAGACCTGTCGTGGGTGCCGGCCGCGCCGGACTGGTGGGAGTGGTATTTCGGAGAACACCGGGCTCCCAGCCAGTCGGTGCTGATGGACCTGCCGAGCTTTCCCGGGGCGGACGTGCTGATCGATCTCGATGGCACGTCCGCCCTTGCCGTGGGCGTGCTGCTGCTGGGCCAGGTGCGGACTTTCGCCCTGGGCGTGAAGGCCGGGGCGCGCGTCGGCATCCAGGACTACAGCCGCAAGGAGCGAACGGATTTCGGGGACGTGGTGGTGGTGGAGAGGGCCTTCGCCCGGCGCGCCAGCTTCTCGCTGCTGCTCGACGCTGCGGAGGTGGACGCCTTCAACGACTTCCTGGCCGAAGTGCGCGCCACCCCCTGCCTCTGGATCGGCTCTTCCCGATACGAATCGACCACGGTGTACGGCTTCTACAAGAGCTTCGACATCGTGATTTCCTACTACGACTACTCGGACTCCGAACTGGAGCTGGAAGGACTCACATGACTGACATCGTTTCCCCGCCCGTCATCACTGCCATGCCGCCGGCGCCGCAGCCAACGGACACGCCATCGGATTTCAAGGCCAAGGCGTTCGCGAGCGTGGCTGCACAGGCTGCCTTCGTGCCGCAGGTGAATGCCCTGGGTGCCAATGTGTTTCAGAATGCCGCGGCCGCGGTCGAAAGCGCGGCGGCGGCGGCAGGCTCCGCCGCCACGGCGGCAACGCAGGCAGGCAATGCAACTGCGGCGCGCTTGGCTGCTGAGTCGGCCCGTGACAAAGCGGTTATCCAGGTGGGCATGGCTGATGCCGCCCGGCTGGCTTCCGAAGGGGCGCGAGACATGGCGACCGCACAGGCCAATGATGCAAGCAAGGCGAGGTCTGCCGCGGAGCTTGCACGCGACACCGCTGTGGAACAAGCTGCAAACGCGGGAAATGCCAGGCTCGCGGCCGAAGCTGCACGTGATGCAGCTGTAAGTGTCGCGGCTTTCGGATTCACCGCAACGAGCTCCTCGGCGCTGCCAATCGGCCTGGGTACCAAGACTTTCGCGGTGGAGTCCGGCAAGTCTTTCGTACGTGGGCAGTATGTAAGTGCTGCGAGCGTCGCAGATCCGTCGATATTCATGGCCGGTCTTGTGACTGCCTATGACGGCATGGCGGGACAACTGACTTTGGCAGTCAACTCCTCGGCTGGAACGGGCACAGTGACCCGCTGGCAGCTCGGACTCGCTGCCATGGGCGTGGCTGCGGGCCTGCAAGTCATTGCTCCGAATACCTATTCGGATGCCGATCTGCTGCCCCTAAATACCGTCACCACCATTTTTGCAGCGAACAGTGCATTCGGCACGAGCCATCTTCCCATAATCATCGCCAACAGCGTCAGCCCAGGTTGGGGTGACGGCTGGTCCTGGGTTCTGGAAACGTTAGGGTTCGGAGCGGGAGAGGCTACGGGTGCGGTACAGAGGGCGACTCCGATAGCGGTAGGAAATGCGGCTGGTACAGGGCTGAGGTGGGAGCGAAAACGCGTCGGTAATTCGTGGGGGCGATGGCATCCCGGCCGCGTCCTGCCCACATCGGTGCTCTCGTCCTCCGGAGGCCACATGTATGGCGACGGTATCCGTGGCCTGAACCGGGTCAACGTGATTTCCCTCAACCTGTCATCTGCTGCGTCCGCTTGGTCGATGCCCGCGACACCCCAGGATGGCGATCAGGTGGTCGTGGTGACCAATTCCCGAGCGGACAACGTCCTGGCCTATAGCGATGCGCCGATCCTTGGCAATGGCTTTTCCCTGAGCGCAGCGGGCGATACCGTAGTCCTCAACCGGGCCTACACAAGATTCATATTTATTTTCAATGCGCCACTAGGTGCCTGGGGGGTGGTCTGATGGCTCATACAAGCTTCACCGCGCTCCAGGGCGGAGGACTCAAGGTCGTGCAGCGCGGAACCAATAGTAGTGGCACTAATGGCACGCGTATATGGACGTTCTCCATATCGACGATAGACATGCAGAGATGCCGATTAGTCCTCCTTGGCTTTAAGGACACCAATGGATACACCAGCGAGTACGTCAACGCAGGGCGTATTCGGTTTCTCAACGCCACCAACATCGAGGTAACGCGAACAGCCGTCCCGGGTGACTCCGGATGCACGGTTTCGTGGCAGATAGAGGAGATGTACTGATGACCAGCGCAGTTGCAATTCCGTCAGGCATCAAGAGTTGGCAAGCCGGAGTGGCCGTCGGCAACGCTGCGGGCAACCTGAGCGTTGCCATATCCAGCGTGGACCCCTCCAAGTCGATAGTTCAGCTCTGCGGGTGGACTCCCGCCGCTGGCGTGGTGTACTCCGCTAGCACTGCAGGCTACGGAACATTTCAAACGTCGCTAAACACCACGCAGTTGACTTTTTCCGGATCGGTGAACGCCAACAACGTCGAAATTTCGTGGATCGTGATCGAGTTCTGGTGAGGTGAAAAATGAATATCTATATCTTTGTGAAAAACGGCCTGCTCGCTGGCGTGCAGCGCACCACCGGTGAAATCCAGGCCGACGGCTACATCAAGGTGGCGCAGGACCCCGGAACGGAAGATCTGGGCAGGCAGTTCCTGGGACTGAATGAAGATGGCGAGCTTCTTCTCGGCGCCATGCCTGACTCCGCGGCCGGCCTGGGTCGCCGTATCAGTGTCGGGGCCTTCTACGACCGTTTTGGAGCGGCGAAGCTGGCCATCCTGTCTGACGATTCGCTCCCGGTGCGGGCCGTGATCCAGGACGCTAGCGTCCGGCGCTTCATCGATCTGGATCGATCTGATCTGCCTGCAGGCTTGGCAATCCTCCAGGCTGCTGGCCATGCCATCGATCCACGTCAAATCCTGGAAGCGCCTGTTCGGGCAGAGGAGTTGCCATGACCCATGCAAGAGCCCCTGCCCGAAGGCTCATGAAATTCGACCCCACCATCAACACCGGGACCATCGTCCAGACCCTGGTGTTCGTGGGTTCCGTGACGCTGGCCTATGGTGCCTACCGGGAGGACCAGACGCGGCAGGACGGACGCATTGCCCAGGTCGAGGTGCTGGCCGAGAAGGACCGCGAGGCCACCCGTGAATCGCTGCGCGAGATCAAGGGCCGGGTGGACGATCTGCAGCGCAGTAACCAGGACATCAAGGAGTCGCTGGCGATCCTGCGCGGACATGCGGTGGAGCCGGGAGGACGCAAATGACCATGGTGACTTCCGGGCGCGGCATCGCGCTGATCGAGGAGTTCGAGGGCTTCCGCGCCCAGGCCTACCGGGATCCCGTGGGCATCTGGACCATCGGTTACGGTTTCACGCGCGGCGTGCGCGCCGGGGACACGATGACGCGCGAGCAGGCCGATGCCCGCCTGCGCCAGGAACTGGGCGAGTACGAGGCGGGCGTGGCGCGGGCCACGGGCGGCCGGGCCACGCAGGCGCAGTTCGATGCGCTGGTGTCTTTCGCGTTCAACGTGGGTGTCGAGGGCATGGCCGCTTCCAGCGCCGTGCGGGCGCACAACCGTGGCGACCACCAGGCCGCTGCGCGGGCATTCGCCCTGTGGAACAAGGCCGGAGGCAAGGCGTGGCCCGGGCTCACCCGGCGCCGTGCCGCGGAGGCTGCGCTGTACCTGGGCGATGCGCCTGCCGGCATGCCCCAGGCCGTCGAGCCCGAGCGCGCCATGGCCGAGAGCACGATCAACCGCGCAGGCGTGGCCGCAGGCAGTACTGCGGCGGTGGCCGCCATCGCCGAGACGGCGCGGGCGGTCAGCGACATCAAGGCCAGTGCGGACAGCCTGGGGGATTGGCTGCAGCCGTTGCTGATGGTGGCCGTGGTGGCGCTGTGCGCGTATATCGTCCGTGAGCGGATCCGCGTGCGGCGGGAGGGCTGGTCATGACCCCGCTGCACTGGCTGCTGCTGGGGAGCATGGCGGGCAACGGCTTGCTGGGCTGGGCCTGGCTGGGCGAGCGGGATGCGGTAGCCGCCGCGCAGGCAGAGGTGTCTGTCAGGGGGCGGCAACTGGCCGGCGCGCAGGGAGCCGCACAGGCATGCAATGCGGCCGTGGATGCCCTGCGCGCGCAAGCCGACCAGCGGGCGCATGCGGTGGCGGAAGCTCGCCGTGCGGCCGCTGTGCGTGCGCAGGCCCGGGACCGGCGCGCGGACGACATCCTGGCCCGGCCCGTGCCGGTGCCTGGCGATGCGTGCGCCAGCGCGCAGGCCCGCGTGCAAGCCTGGCTCCAGGAAAGGAGCAGACCATGAGGTGCATGCGGATGGTGCTGCTGCTGGCCATGGCATCGCTGGCGGGATGTGCCAGCGCTCCGCACACCGATGTCCTGCAGGTCCGTGTACCAGTGCCGATGGCCTGCCAGGAGCCTGTTCCCGAGCGTCCCGCCATGCCCACGGAGGCGTTGCGGCCCGGTGCTTCGCTCGATGACTTCGCGCGCGCTGCCATGGCGGAGATCGAGCGCCGTGAAGGCTACGAAGGCCGGCTGGCTGCTGCCCTGGAGGCGTGCCGCATGCCGTTCGCTGCAGTTCCTGGAGCCATGCCATCGCCGGCGCCGCGCCCTGGTGCTTGA